AAATGCTATACCTATGGAAACTTTAAAACTTGGTGTAGATTCTTTTAAAGATAGTATTGAATTAACTGAAAGTAGGGGTATTGCAAGTGGAAGCAGCCACAAGCGTATAAGAAAAGATGGCTCAGTAAGTAACATAACAGTAGGCAACAAAGTTGAAAGTGGTAGCGTTGGTTATATGGATTCATCAGCTATGGTTAAATATTGTCGTAAAACTGCTTTTGCTAAAAACTATTTTGACAAGTTTACTGCAGGAATACCTTTTGTAAAATTCATAGATAAAAAATATGAAGAATTGTGTCCTGAGCATTATGAAAAACAAATTGCAATAGCAAAAGGTACTAATAAGAATTATGTAATAGATAATACTGCTTTTACTACTATTACAGTTAACAAAAACTTTAGAACTGCAGTACACCAAGATGCCGGTGATTACCCTGATGGTTTTGGTAATTTAATTGCATACCGTGAAGGCGATTGGAAAGGTGGTTATTTTTGTTTACCTCAGTATAAAGTAGCTATAGACTTACAAAACACCGATATTCTTTTTGTTGACGTACACAAGTGGCACGGAAATACTGATTTTATAAACACTGATGATAACTTTTTACGAATTAGTTTTGTTTTATACTATCGTGAGTATATGTATAAGTGCAGCCAACCAAAAGAAGAACTACTTAAAATGAAAATGGAAAAAACAGGATATTTAAATTTATAATTATGGAACAATTAAATATATTCATACCAAGTAAAAATAGAGTTAATAATTCTACACTATTAACTTTTGCTGAAACACAAAACGAAAAAGTAACAATAGTTGTAGAGCCACAAGATTATGAAAATTACTACAAAAAATTTCCAAATTTTGAATACTTAATTTTACCAATTAATGATGGCGGTATAACATACGTTAGAAATTTTATAAAACAATATACAGAAGAAAACTCAATAAGTACTTATTGGCAATTAGATGACGATTTAACAGGCTTTTTTAATAGACAAGGAACAAAGTTAATTAGAACAGGTTTTGAAGCTTTATATTCAGCACAATTACAATTTAAATCAAATAAAATTGCTTTAGGTTCTTTAGAATATAGGCAGTTCGCTTGGTCAGCAAGTAAAGAAATAATTTTAAATAGTTTTTGTGATTCTTGTGTTTATGTTGACAATTCAAAAATTACAGGTTTAAGGTATAGAGATTATGTATCAGGCAAAGAAGATAGGGATTTTGCTATGCAGGTAATTAAATTTGGGCAAACTACAGGTAGAACAACACTATATGCTTTTTCTGCTCCACCAAATGGAAGTAATGCAGGTGGTTTAAAAGAAACTTTTTACGATTTAGGTAAAGAAAAAATAGCAGTAGAAAGAATGGTTGAATTATGGGGTGACCAAATTTGTGTTCCTATTGTAAAAGAAAGTGGAAGGAACGATATAAAAATTATGTGGAATAAAATAAATTCAACACAAATAAGTTTATTTTAATAAATAACTATATTTGCAAAAAATAAACAATGACAGAACAAGAAACAATCAATAGAATGATGATGCAAGTGCTTGAAGAAGATTGCTACATTAACCCTGAACAAGAAATAGAATATCCAATACCTGCTTTGTCTTTTGGTGAAAAAGAATACGAAACAAAAGATGGTTATAAAACATATCCAATTCCTATTGGAACTTATGGTAACTTTAGTTTTATTCAAGCACCACCTAAATCAAAAAAAACGTTCTTTATATCGCTTTTAAGCGCAGTTTATATGAAAAACGAGTTACAGGGCTTTGGTGGTAAATTAAGAGGTAACAGACAAGATAAACACGTTATACATTTTGACACCGAGCAAGGAAATTTTCACGCTTCAATGGTTTTTAAAAGACCATTACAAATGACAGGTTTAAAAGATGATAAATACCATACTTACGCATTGCGGCAATTAGGATTTAAAGAACGAGTTTTATTTATTGAATACATACTTTATGATAAATTAGAAGGTCAAGATATTGGTTTGGTTATTATTGATGGTATTGCAGATTTATGTTCCGATGTTAATAGTATAGAACAAGCAAGTGAAGTAGCACAACATTTAATGCGTTGGTCAAAAGAATTAAATTGTCACATAGTTACTGTTATTCACTCAAACTTTGGAACTGATAAACCAACAGGGCATTTAGGTTCGTTCTTGGAAAAGAAAGCAGAAACACAAATACAATTAGAACTAAATACAGTAAATAAAGAACTTGTTAAAGTAAGCTGTAAAAGAAGTAGAAACGCAAGTTTTGAAGATTTTAATTTTAAAGTTAACAATTTTGGTTTACCACAAGTAGAAGGCGATTTATACGATATACTAAAAGACATAAAAATATGAAAGTATTAAATTTATATGCTTGTTTAGGTGGTAACCGGTACAAGTGGGATGAAGTAGCAAAAGAAGCTAACATTGAAATTGAAGTAACTGCAGTTGAATTAGATGAAGAAGCTGCAAGATTATATCAAGAGCGTTTTCCAAATGATAAAGTAATAGTTGCAGATGCACATCAATATTTATTAGATAACTTTAAAAACTTTGATTTTGTTTGGAGTTCACCACCTTGCCCAAGTCATAGTAAAGTAAGGGTAACACAAAAGACAAGAAAAAATTTTAAGTTCTTATATCCTGATTTAAAATTATATGAAGAAATTATTTTTTTAGACAATTTTTTTAGTGGAAAATATGTAGTTGAAAACGTAACTCCTTATTACGAACCATTAGTGGCTGCTCAAAAAAGAGGTCGTCATTTATATTGGACTAACTTTACTTTACCTACAGATTTAAAAGAAAGAAAATTAGATGGTACTTTATGTTTAATGGAAAATGAAATAGATACACTTTCAAAATTTCACGATTACGATTTTAGAAAATATAAAGGAAGTCAAAGATTAGATAAAATGGCACGTAATTTAGTAGACTATGAAGCAGGTAGAACTATTTTTGAAATAGCTTTAGGAATAGTAATTAAAAAAGAAAGCAATCAAATTGAATTATTTTAAAATGTTAATAACTTATTAATAAATTTGAACAATGGAAAACTTGACAATCAAAAATCATTTACAGGAATTAAAAATAAGCACATCAAGAATGTTAGTTTACAATTCCGATAATAGCGAGTTGTTATCTTACTTTAAAGACGTTGTATTTAAAATAGGTATGATAGAACAATTATTGCAGGTTGATTCTATTATTGATTGGAACGCTATCGAAGGTGCTTACAAATCAATTTTAAATTTAGATAGTGAATTAACAAACGTTGAAATAAATATTGCTTTAAAACCTGCAAAAGAAAAAAAGGTTGGAAAAATAACTGCTAAACTATTTTAATATGATTTATGTAATTCTTGGGTTAATAGTTTCTTTATTGCTTTGGGCAGACCAAACAGGAAAAGAAATTCAAATAGCATCAATACAAGGTTTTATGGTAGGTGTTCTTTATGATTGTGACGAACAAGACGAAGAAAAATATTATACTATTCAAATCCTGTTAGGTGTTTTGTCAATTAACATATATTGGTAAATGGAAATATTAGAACGAGTTGCAAAGTATCACAAAGATTGGGTAGAACTTGCTGAAGTGTTTGACAAAGATTTTGCAGAAGATATAGTACAAGAAATGTATTTGCTGCTGCATAAATACAAAGTTACCGAGCAACAAATGTTTACTAATGACAAACCAAATCGTGGTTATGTTTTTATAATAATTAGAAACATACACTTTCAACTTCATAATATTAGAAAGCGTATTGATAAATGCGAATTGAATGATGAAGTTTACCATTTAATTGATGATTATTCTGAAGAAAAAGAAATTGAATGGGATGACTTTAGAACAAAAGCTGAAGATGAGGTTAATAGTTGGGAATGGTACGATAAAAAGCTATTTACTTTATACCGAGATAATAAAACATCAATAAGAAAATTAGCAAAAGAAACAGGTATTAGTTTTGTTTCTATATTTCACACATTAAAAGCTAACAAGCAAAAACTTAAAAGATTATTACAAGACGATTACGATAACTTAAAACTTTAAAAAAATGGCAAGACAAAGAAAATCAAAAGGACTTGGTGATACAATAGAAAAAATCACTGAAGCAACAGGAATTAAAACAATGGTAGAAGCAATTTCGGAAGCTACAGGAATCGACTGCGGTTGTGGTGAACGTAAAGACTTACTAAACAAATTGTTTCCTTACAAACAAGCTGAATGCTTAACCGATGAAGATAACGAATGGTTAACTAATTTCTTTTCGATAACTAATAATCAGTTAACACCGAAGCAACAAAACAAAGTTACTGAAATTTACAAGAATGTATTTAATGAAAAAATACAACCTTCAAATTGTGGTTCTTGTTGGAGAGATAAAATAAATGACCTTAAAAGAGTTTACGACACGCAAAATGCAAGTAAATAAACAGAATAGATTTGAAGTAACATTTGATAAAGCAAAATTCAGCTTATTAAACAAAGACAGGAAGATTTCGTGGTTGTTTAGGAGTTCTGAAGTTGGAAAATGTGCAAAGATATTCGATGATTATTATAATTCCGAACAAGTATTAACTCCAAAAGGTTGGTTCTTGTTTTATAAATCAGTAATGGGTGTTGACATACTAAAAGAAGTTTCTAATAAAATAATGGAAATAACAAAATTAGATGAAGACACCTGTTTTCAATATACAAAGTTTAGAGTACTTGGTCAAACTTGGAATGGTATGTTAAACGAAATAGATTTAATCAATGAACTAAAACAAGAATTTCCAAACATTGAATTTAGAAAAGCTGATTACAATTTAGACGAAAACTATTTTACTGATTGGGAAGCGTATAGTAATGGGAAGTTATTTTTAGGTTTACAAATTAAACCAATAACGTATCAGTATATGAATACTCAATATCAGAATCAAGCCAAGTTAAATCACGAAGCACAAAGACAAAAGTATAAAGATGAATTTAAAGTCCCGCATTTTTTAATATACTACGAAAACAATAAATTGCAAGACAAACAAAAAGTAATAGATAGAATAAATACATTATTAATAAATTTAATAGAAGTTAGATGAGCGCAATAGAAAACCCAATACAATTAGAGTATTTAAAGCAAGTGATACTTTCACAACTGCTTTTAGAATGTAACGAAAATTTACGCTTTACAATACAATATAAGCAACAAATTAAGAATAGAATAAATAACCTAAACAAAGACTTGGAAAGTGTCGTACATAAAGAATACACAAGTATTTATAAAACCGACCCTGAAATGACTACAAACATTTTAAGCAAGATTGAAAGTTTGATTACTAAATTAAGTACTTCAACACTTGATGAATTAATTATGATTGACGCAATAATTGAAAAGTACAACGATAACAAAGAATGGTTTAAAGAATACGCTGAAGCTGAATTTTTAAAAATAGACTAATGAGCAAGATAACACCAATGCATTATATGACAGATTCAAGGATTGACGTTATAGACTTTTGTAAAATGTACGATATGAATTTTAATCGTGGAAATATAGTAAAGTATTTAGCACGAGCAGGTAAAAAAGATAACGAACTTGATGACTTACGAAAGGCATTAAACTACTTGATGAGGGAAATAGAACACCACGAAAAGTTACAAGAACAATGGATTGAAAATAATAAGTAGGGTAACACCTACTTTTTTTTTGTTAAAGTTTTGTTAAAATGTTAATAAGTAAAAAATAATTATTATATTTGTTGAAACAATTAAAAACAAGTATATGGAAACATTTAAGTATCGTAATCAAGAAATCCAAGTTGATTACTACACCGTAGAAGTAAAAGGTGAACAAGTGCCTGATGTTATTATTGGTTCAGTATTTTATGAAGGTACTGATATAACAATGATATTATCGCAAAAAGACGAACAAGAAATATTAGAAACAATTTACGATAAACTTTACAACTAATGAAAACAGAAATTATAAACGATTTAGATATCTTAATTCAATTAAGCAAAGATTTAGATAACGCATATATGAAAAACAAATTGCGTAATATTAAAAAGCTATTATTAGAAGAATGGAACGAATCAGATTTGTATCAAGAACAAATAAAAGAAGTTTTAAGATACGATGAAACAATGAACAATTTAAACAACATAAAAATAAGATAATATGATAACAACATTTGATAACAAACAATGGACTAAAGAAGAAATCCTTTCTAATATGTATGACGATAGTTTTTACTATGGTTACTTGGGGCAAAACGCATTAAGTAGTTCTACTATCAAAACATTAATATCTTCGCCTAAAACGTATTACTTTACAACCAAATACGGAAGTGGTGAAACACAAGCGTTACGTGATGGTAGACTATTTCACACAATGATATTAGAACCTGAAAAGTTAGACGATATTATATTTGTAGACGCAGCAACAAAAGCAAGTAAAGAATACAAACTTGCAAAAGAAACAGGAAAAGAAGTTTACACTAAAAACGAAAAGAAAGCAGCAGAACGTTTATGCGATGCATTACTAAGAAACGAAGCAGTAAAAGAATACTTAACAAAAGCAGAATACGAAGTACCACAAATAGCAATGATTGATGGAATACCAATAAGAGCAAAAGCAGATATATTAAAAGGCAATACTATTATTGATTTAAAAACCACAACAGGTATTAAAGACTTTCGTTATTCAGCAGATAAATACAGTTACGATTTACAAGCGTGGTTATATCGTGAAATGTTTGGAGTAGAAGATTTTGTATTTATAGCTATCGACAAAGGTAGTTTAGATATTGCTATATTTGAATGTAGTGATGAGTTCTACGCAAAAGGTAAAGAAAAGTTTGAACAAGGAGTTAGTAATTATAAACACTTTTTTCAAACAGAAGGAGTAGATTTAGACCAATATGTATTAAGAGGAGTATTGTAATGAATGAATTAACAAAAGATGAAGCGTTTGCTATGACGCTATACGATATAAGTCAAGGCGAAACATTAGAAACAATGCGAATGGTTTTAACAGACTACGAAGAACGTGAGGAGTTTGAAGTTTGTGCAGGTATACATTTAGCAATAGAAGTATCTTCGTTTCTTACATTAACCGCAGTAGTACAAGAATTTAACCCAATAGAATTAGAATTAACATTTGACGAATTATGATAATAGAAAAAATAAAACAAGAATCAGGAATTGATGTAACAATAAAAAGCAGGAAACGAGAACAAGTAGAAATGAAAGCATTAGCATCATTCTTATTTAGACAAAAAGGATATTCTTTAATGCAAATAGGAAAAGAACTAAATTTAAACCACGCAACTATAATACACCATTTGAAAATATACCCAATGATTAAACACTACAATCCAAGAGTAGAAGAATTAGAAAACTTGATAAATGGAGTTAAACCCGATTTAGTATTAGAATCATTACAATTTAAAATACAAATGAGGGACATAGAAATAAAAGAACTGAAACAAAAAATAGAACAACTACAAACAAATAAAAACATTATGCGTTTAGCTGCACTATTAGAACACGAAGACGTACAAGAAAAGTTTCAAGCATTTTTAAACATTAACGAAAAAGCAAGATATTATAAAAAATATGAGTAATCTACAAAGAATATTAAGAGTAATGAGCTTCTATTATAAAAGAGGTTGTAACAAAGAATCAGTAAACACAATTTATAAAAAAATACTAAAACAAAAATACAAATGAAACTAATATTAGAAATATACGATAACAAGTACACGGTTGAAATATCAAACGATGAACTAACTGCTTATGAATTTTTAGAAATTATAAAAGGTTTAATGCATCAAATTACATACAACAATGAAACTATTAATAAAGCTATTTTAGAATTAGCTGCCGAAGTAAATTAAAGATATGCCTGATATAACAATGTGTACCGGAAAGAATTGCGATTTAGCTTCAACCTGTTATAGATATAAAGCAGAACCAAGTGGATATTATCAAAGCTACTTTACTGAAGCGCCTATTGAAGATGACCAATGTGATTACTATTGGGAAGTAGAAGATTAACAATAAGTAAAACCTATTATTTTTAAATTGAGTATAATTAATAATAATTGCTTTTATAATTATGGAAGATAGAAGAAAAAATAATGGTGGTCATAAATCTGCAGGACGTAAACCTAAAGTAGAAGAACAAAAAGTAAATACATTATTTGTAAATGCTTTGAAACAATTATACAATACAGAAGTAGACGACGAAGCTAAAATTACTTTTGTTAAAGATACTTTGTTAAGTTCGCAACGTGGACAGTTATTTGTAGCCGAACATATATTTGGCAAACCAAAAGAAACAATCGAAACAACGCATAACATTAACGACTTCGATATAAAAGATATATTCAAAATTGATAAGTCTAAATAACAAATATAATTTATTAGGTTCCGATAGTAGATACTTTGTAATTACAGGTGGAAGGGGAAGCGGTAAATCCTATTCCCTTAACTCCTTTTTATTATTGCTTACTTACGAAGTAGGACACGTTATATTGTTTACACGTTATACTTTAACTTCTGCAAACGTTTCTATTATTCCTGAATTTATAGACAAGATAGAATCAGCTAATTTAAGCAATGATTTTTATATTACTAAAGACGAAATCATTAATTTAAAAACAGGTTCTAAAATATTGTTTAAAGGTATTAAAACAAGCAGCGGAACTCAAACTGCAAACTTGAAATCATTAGCCGGTGTTACAACTTGGGTATTAGATGAAGCAGAAGAACTAACAGATGAAGAAACATTTGAAAAGATAGACTTTAGTATAAGAACAAAAGGAATACAAAACAGAGTTATATTGGTTTTGAATCCTGCAACAAAAGAACACTTTATATATAAGAAATTCTTTGAAGATAAAGGAATACAATCAGGAAGCAATTTAATAAACGGAGATACTACATATATTCATACAACGTATTTAGATAATATAGAAAATCTTTCTGAATCTTTTATTGCTCAAATAGAAAACATTAAGAATAGAAGACCTGAAAAGTATAAGCATCAAATATTAGGTGGTTGGTTGGATAAAGCAGAAGGAGTTATATTTACAAATTGGAGTATTGGAAAATACGAAAATGTAGGCACAACTGTTTATGGTCAAGATTTTGGTTTTAGTAATGACCCGACTACATTAATAGAATGCAATATAGACGCTTCTAACAAACGAATATATATTAATGAATGTTTCTTTTTACAAGCGTTAACAACGTCGCAGATATACAACTTAAATAGGCAATACGTTAACGATGCTTTAATAGTTGCTGATAGTGCAGAGCCAAGATTAATAAGTGAGTTAGCTAATTTAGGTTTAAACATAGTTCCTACAATTAAAGGACAAGGCAGCGTTACATACGGAATCAGTTTACTACAAGACTACGATTTAATAGTAACACCTGAATCAATTAACTTAATTAAAGAATTGAATAACTATTGTTGGTTGGAAAAGAAATCAAATACACCAATAGACAAACACAACCACTTGATTGATGCTTTACGTTACGCAGTAAGCTACCAATTAGAAAACCCACACAAAGGAAACTACTATATTTATTAATTTGCAACGCAAATAAAATATGACATACGGGGAAATCATAGCAACAATAGAATGTTACATTTATTTGGTAACGAATAACAACGTACAAATAGCTATGCCAAGAAACGTAGGTGAAATAAAGAAAATGAAAGCTATGTACGAAGTTGCTAAACAGAATGTTGCTTATATGCTGCAGGTTTAAATGTTAAAGTTTTGTTAAAGTTTTAAAATACTTTTGTATTGTTAATAACAGTTGTATATTTGCTTCATATTAATAACTAAAACAAAATATTATGAAAACAACATTTAAAATTTTTGGACTTAAAGAACAGCAAATTATTAGAGCTTCTTGGCTAACAAGTACAGGTATTGAAAACGAAACAGAATTAGCAGTTACAAGACATCATCAAATTGATTTTGATAATGAATTTGAAGCTATGCAATTTATTGCAACAACTGAATGTGAATTTGAACACGGTTTTGAAATTATTAAAACATTTACTAACAACTAAAACAAAACAATTATGAGAACAGTATCAGGAGTTTTATCAGCATCAGTAGCAATGGCAAGTAGCGATTATTTAGTTCAAATAGCTTTTGCATTATTAACCTTTTATTTAATCTACCGTGAACTTAAAAGCGATAAAGAATTGTCTGAATAACGGAATAACTATTTATCCAATAGTGATAGACGATGTTTATTTTGTAGGCAAACGAAAAATCAATTACGTTAAAATAGAAATAAACGTAAATGGTGCAAAGAAATTAGGAAACGATAAATACAAACAAGACGAAACTTTAACGAATAAAGTATTTGAATTGTACGAAGTATTAAATTTAAAATTAGTTTAGAGTTAGTTTAAAGTTGGTTAAGAATTGGTAGTCAGAAATGGCTACCTTTTTTGTTTTATACAATTCCTACTTTAATTAATTTTTAAAATAAAATATGAAAGTAGATATTAATGTACCTGAATCATTAAATGAAATTACTTTATATCAATACCAAAAGTTTGAGAAGTTAATACAAAACAATGAAGCAAGTCATTTTGTAAACCAAAAGACTATTGAAATATTTTGTGATATTGAACTCAAGGATGTAGCAAGAATAAAAGTAGCTGATACTGATTCTTTGCTTGTGCATTTAAATACATTACTACAAACAAAACCTAAACTAACAAGAACATTTAAACTTGGTATTTACGAGTTTGGTTTTATTCCTAAAATAGAAGATATTACTTCAGGTGAATTTATAGATTTAGAAACTTACTTGGGTGATACTGAAACGCTGCATAAAGCTATGGCAGTTCTTTTTAGACCAATTAAAAATAAAGTTAAGGATTTATATATCATAGAAGATTACGAAGCAGCAGATAAGTACTCAGAGGTTTTAAAATATATGCCTTTAGATATTGCACTTGGTTCTATGCTTTTTTTTTGGACTTTGCTCAACGATTGCGGGATCGCTTTGAGTCATTATATACAGAACGAAGTGGAACAGTCGGAAGCAGCGAAGCAAGTTTTGGAAAAAAATGGGGTTGGTATCAATCAATTTACGCAGCAGCTCAAGGGGATATTCTCCGATTCAATTCAGTTACCAAACTACCGATAACACAATTAATGACTTGGTTAATGTTTGAAAAGGAAAAAACAGAAATAGAAATTAAAAACATAAGAAAAAATGGTGTATAGAATTATTAGAGAAATCAAAGAAGCATTATTAGAAGAACCTTTTGTAAACACAGTTACTGAAGGTGATATATTTGCAGTTGATTTAAACAAACAAACAATGTTTCCTTTGAGTCACATTATTATTAATCAAGCAACGCATCAAGGCAACGTGTTATCGTTTAATATTACAATGTTGTTAATGGATATTATCGACCAAAAAGAAGAAGTAGATAATAAGGTAGATATTTGGAATACTCAAATGTTAGTAGGCACACGAGTTTTAAATAGATTGAATCGTGGTGATTTGCGTAGTGACTTTTGGGAGTTAACAGGCACTCCTACGTTTGAACCTTTTACCGAACGATTTGAAAACGATTTAGCGGGATGGGCGGTTACGTTTGATGTATTAGTTAGAAACGATATTACTATTTGCTAAATGCAAAATAAAGAACAAACAAGAAAGTATCTAAACGACTTTGCTAAATATGTAATTCAGCAGAGTAGAAGCAATTTATCTAAAAGTGGAAAAATTTACGAAAAGAAATTATATAATTCGCTTGATGCTGAAGTAGAAGTTGGGGCTAATAGTTTTCGTTTAACTTTCTTAATGGAAGATTACGGTGCGTTTGTTGACAAAGGTGTTAGAGGTAAAGATCCAAGTAAGGTATCTCCTAATGCAAAAATAAAAGGACAACAGGCGCCGCAATCAGAATATAGATTTGGTAGTGGTAACTTCAGCGGTAAATGGGGTGACTTTACAAACAAATTAGAAAAATGGGTTAAGTCAAAGAATTTAAGATTAAGAGATTCAAAAGGTAGGTTTAGTCAAGGCAATGTTAAAACTATTGCTCAAATAGTTGCACGTAATATTTATGCTCGTGGTATTAAGCCAAGTTTATTTTTTACAAAACCATTTGAAAAAGCATTTGAACGTTTACCCGATGAATTAGTTGAAGCCTATGGTTTAGATGTAGAACAATTTTTAAAATATACAATTACAAAATAATGAAGAAAATATTTATCAGAAGCCCTTACTTTATCGAAGTAGACGAAGCAGGACAATTAACAGGAAAACTTGAAATATTTATTTGGAACAAAGGAACTACAGAACCTACAACTCCAAATTATACTTTGACTAAAAATGTACCAAGTGCAAACCAAAACAAATTAGCTTGGAATGTAGCAAACTATGCAAGTGAATTTATCAAACCAATTTCACCTGTAGTCGTTAGTGTACCTACTGAAGAAAATGTAAATACTTGGTGTTTTATGCGAGTAGTTTCTTATTCAGACGATGTAGAAGTTGTAGACGAAACATTTATTTGCTTAAACGGATATACTAATTATTCAATAGGTTATAATCAATATAACGATTATTTTGTAAAACCTTTAGTTAACCCTTCTATTACTTTTCAAAAATGGGCTTCGGTTGTACCTTATGTAAATGTGTTTTATGAAGCGGGAACTTATGATATAATAGGCTATGGTACTTTAACAGTTGCTAATGATACTATGTATAAAATACCTTTAACTGCAAATGTTAATGGGGACGATTACTTTGAGTTTAAATCCGAAATAATTTGTGAACCTAAATACACACCTGTTATTTGTACGTTTGTAAATCGTTTTGGTGGTTGGCAATTCTTAACGTTTTTTAAAGCGTCTACGGAAGCAATAGAAACAGAATTTAAAGAATTTAATATGTTACCTTCAAACGTAGATTATAATGTCTTACAAGGGCAAAGAAAGCGTTTTAATCATCAAGGTAAACAATCAATCAAATGTAATACCGGTTGGGTTGATGAAAACTACTTTGAATTGATTCAAGATTTGCTTTTAAGTGAAACTGTTTTATTAGGCGGTAAACCTGCAGTAGTAAAAAGCAAGACAAGCGAAAAGAAAACAAGCTTAAACAATAAGGTTATCAATTACGAAATAGAATTTGAATACAACTTCGGACTAATTAACGATGTAATATAAATGGAAGTAGCTTTATTTATTAAAACTCCTAAATATCAGAACGCAGATGTTGCTACGTTAACCAACTTTATAAATAGAGTTGAAGCTGATGGTGGTACATTTGAAGCAGGTAGTTGTTTAACAAGTACAATAGAATCTTTAGGCAGTAGCTTTGCAGAATTAAATACTTACAATCGTATTGAATTATTTGAAGATGAAAAAATATCTGTTACTTCGTCGATTCAAAATATTAGCGATATTTCAAAAATATTTACTGACTACTCGCAAAGTTTTACTATTCCTGCAAGTGCAAACAATAACGAAATATTTAAACATTGGTACGAGAATAGTTTAGACAATGCTTTTGACCAACGCATAAGATATAGTGGTTATATTGAAATCGACACACAAACTTTTCGTATCGGTAGATGGCAATTAGAATCAGCAACTATAAAGAACAATCGTGTAGAAGATTATAAAATAACTTTCTATGGAGAATTAAAGAGTTTAATAGATAAGTTCGGTGATGAGAAATTACAGGATGTAAAAGAGTTAAATGATTACACGATTTCGTATAGTGGTGACTTAGTACAAGATTTAGTTACAAATGCCTTATCTGCCTCACAAACTGATGTATTATTTCCTTTGATTAGTTCAAAACGTACTTGGAATTCAGCAGACCCTGAAGCACCTACATCGAGTAGTTATCCGATTGTTTACAACGAGTTGTTTCCTGCAATTAAATTGCCTTTAATACTTAATGCGTTTGAAACAAGATACAACGTAAACTTTAATGGTGCTTTTTTAACTGATGAACGTTTTACAAAGGCTTATTTATGGTTAAAGAATAACGAAGCTGAAACGTACACAATGACAACTGCTGAACGTAAAATTGAAATACAAGTTACTGAAAATGATGGTAACTTTTACGCTGATGCTACAAACAATACAGTTACTGCAGTAGGGTTTGAAGATAGTGGAACATTTACTGTTAACGTTACAAGTGCTACACCATTTGATATGACATTAATAGTTTATAAAAATAATGTATTCTTTGGTTCTGTTCAAGGTGTTACTAATTCAATAAGATATACTTTAGGGACACAAACAGGTGCAGGAGTTTTTTCTTTTGCAATTAAAAAAGCATTTAGTGCTTCTACTCCTACTTTTAACTATACTTATACTGCTAATAAATTTATTGTAAGCAACCCAATACAGCCTACCGATGGATTGATAACAACTTTCAGTGATAGTGGTTCTATACTTATGAATAACTTAATGGATTTATCATTTATTGCACCTGATATGAAAGTAAGTGATTTCTTTTCAGGTATGTTAAAAATGTTTAACTTAACTTGTTATAGCGAAGATGGTGTAAACTTTACTATTGAGCAATTAGAAAATTGGTATTTTTTAGGAAAAATAAAAGATTTTAGCGGATATACAACTACTGATTTTCAATTTGACAGAGTTAAGCCATATAAGAAAATAGATTTTAAATACCAAAAAAATGAGAGTGTTTTAAATAGAACTTTCTATGACAGAAATGCTCGTGAATATGGTGATTTAAATTATGCTTTCTTTAACGACGGTGGTGATTACACAATACAGTTACCATTTGAGAATTTATTATTTAATAATTGGAATAATACAATATCAACTACTTCTTTACCTCAAGTAGGATATGCGTTTAAACCTGATCTAAAACCGTTTAAACCTAAAGGAGTTATTTTATATTTTACAGGTGGACAAACGTTTGATGTTGATTGGTACTTTAGTGATGGTATAAACACTCCTATTAGTTTTAATTACGCAAATGTATTCGGAGCTGATGTTAATGTAAATAGAAACCAAACTAACACATTGAATTGGGGAGTTGAAGTTAGTACTGTATATTTTGAAAATGTTTACAGAACTTTATTTTCTAATTATTATTTAGATTACTTAAATAACCTTTATAGTTTAAAATCAAGATTGGTAAAAGTTAAAATGCGTTTGCCTTATTTAGAGTTATTGAATTTAAAATTAAACGACAGAATTGTAATACGTGATAAAAGATACATTATAAACCAATTTACAACTGATTTAACAACGTTTGAAAGTGACTTTGAATTAATACAAGATTTTAGAAGTATTAATTATAATAATAGTACAATAAGAACAACTGACAATTCAGTTCAGATTTTACGTTTTAATACTACATCAATTAACCCGCTAATTTGGACAATAGAATCTGATCCTGAGGGATTAATAACAACGTTAACAAATGGGGATACCTACGTTGATGTGCAAATAAAAGCAAATATAGGCCCCGAACGTATTGCAACAATAGTTAGTAATTTAAATGATAGAATAATAATAGTACAGGATGCTTAAACTTATATTAGAAATGCTACCCTTGTTAAAAGGACAAGATAGCGAAGCGATTGCAATAGCAAAAGGAAAATACAAGATGCCCGAAAACTTTAAAGAATTAAAACAAACAATAAAATGGCAATTAAGAAAACAATAGAAATCGATGTAAGTACAATTCAAGCAGTTGGTGGTTTAGACAACCTTTCAAAGGCACTTGAAAAAGTAGATGCATCGGCAAAAGGTGTTGAAGCTACATTTGAAGAAGTTTATGGTGATTTAAAACCTTTGACTGCAAGAATGGGTGAAGCTGAAGATAGACTTTACGAGTTAGCTTTAGCGGGACAAAGTGCAAGTCAAGAATATAAAGATTTATTAGTTTCGGTAGGTCAATATAGACAAGTTCAAATGAAAACGGATTTGGTTGTTGACGCTGCAGCAACTACGTTTGACACAAAACTTGGTGGCGCTTTACAAGGTGCTACTTCTGCTTTTGCAGGTATCCAAGGTGCTATGGCTTTAACAGGTGGGCAAAGTGAAGAACTTGAAGCTGCTATATTAAAAGTTCAAGGTGCTATGGCACTTGCTGAGGGTGTTCGTGGTATTCGTGAGGGTTCGGTTGCTTTTCAAGCATTAGGTACTTCTGCTAAAACTGCTTTAGCGGGAATAAGAACAGGAATTGCTGCAACAGGTATTGGTTTATTAGTAATTGCTTTAGGTGCTATTGTAGCATATTGGGACGATATTAAAGAAGCGGTTAATGGTGTAAGTAGTGAACAAGAAACTTTAAACCAACAATCTCAAACTAATTTAAATATTGAGCAAGAAAAATTAGACGTTATCGGTGGGCAAGATAATATTTTAAAACTTCAAGGCAAATCAGAAAAAGAAATATTAAAAATAAAACTTGCACAAACAGACCAAGTAATAAAAGCATCTGAAATTCAAATTGAACAATCAATAGCTACTGCAAAAGCACAAACGGAAGCGGCTAAAAGAAATCAAGAAATTTTAGCCGGTGTTTTAAAATTTTTGAGTTTGCCTTTAACAATGATTTTAAAAACTGTAGATGCGGTAGGTACTGCATTAGGTAAAGATTTTGGTTTAGAAGATAAAGTATTTAAAGGTTTAGCTTCATTTGTTTTTGATCCTAAAGAAACCCAAGCAGAAGGTGATAAAGTAGTTGCTGAACAAAGAAAGGCATTAGATAAATTAAAAAACGATAGAGCAGGTTTACAACTTTCAATTAATAACATTGATAAACAAGCAAGTAAAGAAGCTGCTGATAGACGCAAAGAAACTGCAGACAAAAATAAAGAAGCAAAAGATAAAGCATTACAAGACGAAATAGATGCTTTAAACAAACAATCCGAAATTCTTGCACAAGGTCGTGAAATAGCTAAAGCAAATGACGAAAAAAGAATAGAAGATTTAAAAGCGTTTGGTGAAAAGAAAACAGAAGAATTAAATAATCAATTAGCACAACAAGAAGCTATAAGACAAAAAGAATTAGAAAATGAACAAATTCTTTCTGATGGTAAAAAAGCAATTCAAGAATCTTCATTTGCGGTTGTTGAAAGCGGTATTGGTTTACTTAAAACTTTGTTTGAAAAAAATAAAGGATTGCAAAAAGCCGCATTGATTGCTGAAAGTGCTATTGGTATTTCTAAAATTGTAATTAACACACAAGCCGCAAACGCTGCAGCAAGATTAAAATATGCTTTAATTCCCGGTGGTGCTGCTTTAGCTGCTGCTGAAATTACTTTAAACAGAATTGGTGCAGGTATTGGTATTGCTACAAATATAGCTGCTACTGCAAAAGGTTTAAGTGCTTTAGGTGGTGGAAGTGCAAAGGGTGGAAGTTCAAGTGGTGGCGATACAGGTGGTGGAAGCGCTCCTACTATGGCTGCACCAAGTTTCAATGTTGTAGGAAATAGTGGAGTTAATCAAATTGCACAAACTTTAGGTGCTCAACAACCCGTACAAGCGTATGTAGTTGCTAACAACGTAACAACACAACAGGCGTTAGATAGAAACATAGTAAGAAACGCAAGTATTGGATAATATAAACAAATTTGTTTACAAAAAAACAATTTAATTAAAACTTAATTTTTAAAATAAAACAAATGAATCTAATAGAATTAATTATAGACGACAAAGAAGAAATGCAAGGTGTAGAAGCTATTAGCGTAGTTGAATCACCTGCTAT